GTGGCTGTCTGGCGTGCGGGCGGCAATATCGCTCGTATTACTGGAGAGAGCACAACGTGAATCAACAACAATTTCAGAGGGCGGCAGGTATCAGCGCCGGGCTGGCCTCGCGCTGGTTTCCACACATTTACAGCGTAATGAATGAGTTCGGCATTATGGCGCCGCTCGATCAGGCCATGTTCATCGCGCAGATGGGCCACGAATCCGGAGGGTTTACCCGGCTGGTGGAAAGTCTGGATTATGCGGCTGAAAACTTGGTACCTACGTTCGGCAGGCACCGCATCACACCCCAGCAGGCCGCTGCGCTCGGCAGGACGGCAACGCAGCCGGCCAACCAGAAAGCGATCGCCAATCTGGTTTACGGCGGTGTGTGGGGCAAAAAGAACCTGGGCAACCAGACCGCAGGTGATGGCTGGAAATATCGCGGACGCGGGCTGAAGCAAATCACCGGGCTTAGCAATTACTGCAGTTGTGGTCAGGCGCTGAAACTGGATTTGGTGACACAGCCTGAATTACTGGAGGTTGATGAGCACGCCGCTCGCTCAGCCGCGTGGTTTTACGTGTCCCGTGGCTGCCTGCTGCATTCAGGCGATGTTGAGCGCGTGACATTGCTTATCAATGGCGGCAATAACGGGCTTGAAAAGCGCCGCGCGCTGTTTAACTTGGCGAAATCCGTGCTGGTCTGAGGTGACTATGAGCATCATCGAAATGATTTTGGGTGGTCTTGGTGCGCTGGTGGCCGTAGCGCTCAGCGGTTTTGTTGCTGGAAGTATTCGCGGCAGAGGTAAGGCAGAGGCAAAAGCCAAACAACAGCGCACTGAAGAGGATGCAGCGGCGACCATTGCCGCGGCGGAACGAAAAGCGGAAGTCACGAAAGAGGCCAGCAATGTACAGCAGACTGTTAACCATATGCCTGATGACGATGTTGATCGCGAGCTGCGTGACTCGTGGAAGCGTCCCGGTGGTGGTTGATACCGCTTGTGATTGGGTAAAGCCAATCTACCTCACCGATCACGACATCGAAGTTATGGACCGCCAGACGAAGAAAGACATACTGGCGCATAACAAAACGCGGCAGGCGAACTGCCAGAAAGCGAAATAACGCACCTGATATTTATCCTCTTGTCGATATGTCTCTGTCGGCAATGTTAGGTGCATTACCGGCATCCAGTCAGTTTCAATATCTCATTGCCGACGCTCACTACCGAGCGCGTGGCACGCAGTAAGGGCAGCGTTGAGATAAGAGTCTATTCTTTACACAAGTCCTCCACGAACGGGTTGCATTATTCTTAGGAAATGAAAATAGTGTTATTATTCCTCTATATATCTCATGGAGTTGAATATGAATACTTCTGATGTGATTAGCCTGTCCGGGGTAATTGTTTCGTCTGTATCAGCCGTTGCGTCCGTTGCTACGCTCCTTATAGCAAGATCTGCGCTTTCTACTTGGAAGTCCCAGGAAATTCTCAAATCCAAAAAGGATTTTAAGCTAGCATTACTTGAAATGAAGTTTGTTGTCCTTTGGTTACCGGAAACCATCAACGTCGCGCATTTAATGCTTGGGCGAGATTTGTTGTATGGAACACAAGGTGAAGCCCGGGAACAATTAGTTGATAAGCAGATTAAAGCATTTGAAGGATATGCTCGGGAGTTTGAAAAGTTTGAGGACGCGATGCAAAACTGCGCCCGGTTGTGGTTTGCTAGCGAAGGCTTATTCAAAGGGACAAATGTTGAAAAATTGTGGGAAGGAATTTACAAAGCCTATAACGAGTACACCCAGGGACGGCAAGACCAGAAGTTCTTCATTTCCGCGCTGGATGCATTGTTAGTTATTGATATGTACTTTGAGCCCTCGACGTAGTAGTTATATCCGAATCATCGCAGTGACGAAGCAGGTTGGATATCTGCAGTACTACATTAAAGACCTATGCTTGTAGTAATATATTACTTTCAAACATTTTAATGAGATGCTCATGGATTCTGACTGGATTTCATACGAATCACTTTTGACTGCTCGAGACGCTTTACTGGCTACACAAGAAACTGCTAGGTGGACCTATTGGATAATGATTGGCACATGGGTTGCGGGGATTTCTACGACTTTGGCTGTAATTACTTCTCTTTACTTAGCTAATAGAAGACCAAGACCCATAGTCAACACTTCAATATCCGCATGTATCCTTTATCCAATTGGAAGCGGCCCAGAGCATGGAATAGTCATTAACGTCGCAAATGCAGGTGCTATCCCGGTAGTAGTTTCTGGAATAGAATGGACTTTTAAAGCAAAGGAAAAAATTTTACAGACCTTCGATCGCACTCGCTCTGATGCGATTCCAAGAACGCTAGGTATTGGTGAAACAGCTTCTTACTATCTAATTTTTAAGAAAAATGATTGGGCGAGAAATTTCGTAAAGTCAATTAGCGATTGTCGGGGAAACATTGAAAAGCTTTCCTTCAATGTAAAAATTGGCACAGGTAAGTCATTCAGACACAAAGTTGATAAAGAAACCATTGAGCTTATCAAAAATTCAGCCTTATGAATTCTTCACCGCATTGTGTCTATTGAATGGATTTATGGAACTCAAGGCTTGAAGTTAACTATTTTTTCACCGCCCTCGGGCGGTTTTTTTATGCAATTTTAATTGGGTGCTCTTTCATGGTGACAGTAGCCAGTGCCGACAACTGACTAACATATAGTCCCGCGAACTAAGTGTCTTATGTCCCCAACTGAAAATAAATCTCGTTTGTAAAGGTACTCCTGGCGATCATTAACACCGAGGGGGCGAGGACACGCGGAAAACGGCTAGTTTTTTGCATTTTATGGGTTTCATCATCATCCGTTTAACCTCTTGATATTTCAGTCCTGAGCATCTGCAGGATGTCGAAATGACTATTTTTTGTTCACCATCATGGATAACGAACTGAAAAATTTCCGGCTGAATATCACTCAGCTGGCAGCCATCACCGATCTGCACCGTCAGACGGTCGCAGGCAAGCTGGCAAACGTGCAACCCGCACCCGGCAGCAATCCGAAACTGAAGCTTTATGCCATCACCGATATTTTGCGGGAGCTGCTGACAAGCACCACACCGTCCGAGCTGGTGGACGTCGACAAAATGCTTCCGCCGGACCGTAAAGCCTGGTTTCAGTCAGAGCGCGAAAGGCTGAAGTTTCAGCAGGAAACGGGGGAGCTGATCCCAGCATCGGAAGTCACCAGAGAATTTTCCTCCATGGCGAAAGCGATGGTTCAGGTGCTGGAAACGCTACCCGATATTCTTGAGCGAGATTGTGCAATGACCCCTGCAGCAGTTGTCAGGGTGCAGCAGGTTATTGACGATCTGCGCGATCAGATCGCCCTCAAAGTTGAGCAGGCCGACTCACCGGAACAGGAGGATATGCCAGAAGAGGAGTAAGTCATGCAACAGGCCACGGCAGCGGAAGTCAGGCGTAACGCTTCCGCCATTCTCAAAGCCCCGCGCCGTATGCCTGTGGCTGAGGCGGTACAGAAATTTATGCGCGTACCAATGGGCGCCGGTAACTCGGTTCCGTGGGATCCTGCCGTTGCCCCTTATGTGATTGAGCCGATGAACTGCTTGGCGATGCGTGAATACGACGCAGTGGTATTTGTTGGTCCGGCACGAACGGGGAAAACGATCGGCCTGGTGGATGGGTGGGTGGTCTACAACATTGTCTGTGATCCGTCCGATATGCTGGTCGTTCAGATGACCGAAGAGAAAGCGCGTGAGCATTCTAAAAAGCGCCTGGCGCGAACCTTCCGTGTCAGTCCTGAGGTGGCAAAGCGCCTGAGCCCGTTACGAAATGACAACAACGTCCATGATCGTACTTTTCTGGCAGGCAACTATCTCAAAATCGGCTGGCCGTCCATCAACATTATGTCCTCGTCAGATTTTAAGTGTGTAGCGCTGACGGATTATGACCGCTTCCCTGAAGATATTGACGGTGAGGGCGACGGCTTTACCCTGGCGTCCAAACGTACCACGACCTTTATGTCCGCCGGGATGACGCTGGTGGAGTGTTCTCCGGGGCGTGATATTCGCGACAGTAAATGGCGGCGTAAGTCTCCCCATGAAGCGCCACCAACGACTGGCGCGCTTTCTCTGTACAACCGTGGCGATCGCCGTCGGTGGTACTGGCCGTGCCCGCACTGTGGTGAATATTTCCAGCCTGCGATGGAGGCGATGACCGGCTACCGTGATGAACCGGATCCGGTTAAAGCCAGTGAGTCAGCTCATCTGCTGTGTCCGCACTGCAGCAGCACGATCTCAGCGGATAAAAAGCGCGAGCTTAACGGGG